TAGCGGATCTTGAATATGCCGGTACCGTAACGCGACACATCCAACGCCACCTCGTAGGCCACATTAAAAAGACCGTTATCGTCAATGATTCGCTCTACTGTTTCCTGTTCCTGACTGTCCTTGTCACCGGCCGTAATTCGCGGCGTCTCTCCAAGGAGCAAATCAGCAAACAACAGCGTCAATCGCTTGTGCCAGTTCAATACCATTTCAAGGGCTGCTTGCTGGTCCTCACGGAGCAGCCGGATCCAGTCTTTATATACCAGCTCGTGTTTCCCCTCGAACAACAGCCTATTTTGAGCATATCTTTCTAGCCGCTCTGCCTCTGTCGGCGGGGGCCAGGGGTTTCCGGGTGCTAAAAATGAAAGGCTTGTCAGCATATATATCACCATCCTTGCGGTTTTCGTACAACGGGCCTCTTTTCAAAGAATTCATCCTCATACGCATATCGGAGAGCGTCAATAAGATGATTGTCCTTGTCAACAGGTACCGGCAGCACATTTCCGTTTTTATCCTCTTTCCACTTGTATTTCATTAATTCGTTTTTCATATTTTGACATTTTACATCTACAACAATAGTCTGCTGCTGCAACCACTGTATGCCATGATTAACGCTGTCTTTGCCCTTCTTGGCGCCGATGGCATTAACTCCATACTGCCGCAGTTCCTTAATGCTTTTTGGCTCTGCGCTGTCACATACAACCAGCTGATTGCCGATTATTTTTTTAACCTCTGTCGCAAGTACGTCGTTGGTGAGCTCCGGCATATACAGTTCATCAAGCACATATATTGTCTTTTTCTTCCTGTCATAATGTGTATGAACCAAGGCCGATGGATCCTCTGCAAATCCAAAGTCAAGGCCATTGCGGTGGTTGTCTGCAATACCTCTGAGCCAGGACAAATCTTCAACCCTCCAGTTTTTGAATACAACAGACCCCAGAACGCCCCAATTGCCCAGAGTGTAAACCTCATAAAAGTACTTGTCTGTTTCATCCTCCAGGGCCCTAATATCCTGTTCAGTGAGAAACCTGTTGTCCTTATACGTCGTTTTGAGGATTAATAATTTATCGTCTTTGTATACTCTCTTACCATCATCCCAGACGTTAAGGAAAAGTCCTTTATTTATCCAGTGATCCTGTAAAATCGGGTTAAACGATAATATTATTCGCTTTGTAACCTTTGACCTTCCGCGCAACCTCTTTGTAAGCTGCTTATACGCGTTATACTCAATTTCCGTTGCTTCTTCAACCCATATATCTGTTATAACGCCTTTGGCCGGTGTGATGGACTTTATCTTTTCTGGGTCATCCAGCCCACAAAACAATATCTGATAGCCATTAAAGCAGGTTATTGTAAACTCGGATTTCAGCACAGTAAAAAATCTGTTCAGCCCCATACTGCTAATGGCTTTGATTATCTCATTGTATACTGAGCCTCTAATAGTTTTGGCTACATTTCTTATGACTAAATAGTTTCTGCCGCCTTTCATTACGTCAAGTACTGTGCGTTGTGCTAAAAATACCGATTTACCGGAAGATGAGCCGCCGAAAAATATCTGTATCGGGGTGTCGTCTTGAAGATATGGGAGGTAAACTTTGTTAAATATCTTGGTGCTTACATTTAACTTAACCTTCCTCTTCTTCTTCGTTTCCATACTCATCTTCATCTACCAACCTTATTTCTACTTCAATATCCCCGCTGTGTTCCTGCTTTTCAATTTCCGTCGGTTCGCCCCTGCTTAACCGTTCAAGCTTAGTCGCAATATCAAGCCACCTTGCCATATCTGCCGGGCTTAACTCCGATGGATTTATCTCCCTCAGTCTCTCGGCCACACGTTGTTGAAAAGCCATAGCCAGTCTTGCGTGCCGTTCTGCCATTTCTAATATTGCCTTCTCTTTTTCTTCTCTCTTTTTCTTTTCCAAATAATCGTCATAGGCCCTTGCTCTTTCCACCCAATTGTATGTGGCACACCACTCACCAAGCCATTTTCTTGACCGGGGTTTGTCTAAGGTTTGTCTAACTTTTTCAAGCGAACGATCCGGTCCTAAATCTCTATATACACAAAACGCAGCATATGCTTTGCTGCTTTCATTCTTCTGTCTGTCCCATACTTCCGGCATATCAAATGCCCCTTACCGCTTTTTTTAGTCTATGACTTTCCTTTAAGCTAACAATAAATTGGCCCTTATAATCCTCGCATCCGAACCGCTTAACTAACACTTTTGTTTGTCTATGGCCCATAGTCATAACGTCTGTTTTCTTTATGGCCTTTATAAGTCCTTTTGCTGCACCGCTAACATCACCCGCTAGCGCCTGTCCTCTCAAAGTTTTTATGGTGTGCCTCGGCAATAAGTGTTTAACATTATTTAACTTTAACAAAAACTCTCTTTGATCCATTCTAGCACCCCCAATTTAATTTTTATTCTCCGGCCAAATAATCAGCTGCCCAATACTCTATGGCCTGCCACAAGTTTTTCTTTGTTATCTCTCCCTTGTCCATCATCTTTTGAACCGCCTTTTGTATTACTCTTGCTGCCTCGACCGGGATATTATCTGTGCCTATTATCGAGGCCAACGGCACCCATTCCCTGGCGCTGGTTTCCCTTTCTGCCCAGCCTTCCGCCAAGTCTGTCAAATGATTTTCAAAAACGTCCAGTATTATCATCAGCGATGTTGCGGCGTTTTTGATGTTGTATGCCGCATTGGTCTTTGACATTGCCGCCAGCATTCGGTCAAATTCTTCAATGCGTGCTGCGTATATTTCATCGCCGCCGCATAACTCTACTGCTTCCTGGATTACTTCCTTTACCCGCTCAATCTCAGAGGGAAGGAACAAAAATGATAGTGTCCTGTAATCCAGTTTAACTTCCGAAAGCGGCTCTATTGAAATCTTTTCGATCTCATCCAGTATTTTATCATCCAGGCCGGAGTATACCTTCAGGTCCACATCGTTTATCTCGTCCCACAGTTCCTTTAGTATTGCCGGGTCATCCTGTCCGACGATTGCGTTATGCGAAAGCTGCACCGCTATTTGCTCGGCCTTCGTCATCTCCTTGTCGGTATACATTATAAGCACTTGCTTTAACCCGGCTTCTCTGGCGGCCATAACCCGATGGTTGCCGGAAAGCACTTTATACCTATCGCCTTCCTTATAGCAAAACGGGACTGAGCTCAATCCTCCGTCCCGTTTGATATTGCTGACCAGCCGGTTAAATTGTTCATTTGTCATATACCTGGCGTTTTTCTCAAGTAACGATAATTCTTCTATATCAACTACCGCCAGTTTAAATGGCTGTCCTGCTTCTTCTATCCTTCTATTTAGTTCTTCAATTTGTGAGAATGTTTCTCCAGCCACCATCTCAACCCCTCTCCCAAGCTCCATCTACCCGCTTCCGCCGTATAATTCAGCATGCCTTCCTTTCTGCTGTATAAATCAAACAGACCGCGGTATTTCATGCTGACAGCCTTTTCCGTGAAAGCTGTTGTTGCAATAGTGCTAAATTTCATTGCAAATATATATTCCAGATATTTTTTTACCTCTATCGAAAGTGCTGCTGCTAAAACAAGTTTTGAAAGCCTGCTATATTTCGTTGGTCTAATCGCAAAATCTGTCATCATATACACATCCCCGATATATGATAACGTTCTAAAAGCAACTGCTCCTATTATCTTTCCATCGACAATTATTGCAAGATTCACCGCAGCTTGCGCCGGTATAATGTTTGGCGATAGATACTCGCTCCGCAATAAATTCATCTGTCCCTGAGTTATTTCTGCGAATGACAAAACCGAATCCGGAGTAATCTCATCACTCTCTGCAAATCTCGGCGCTTTCAACGGTTCTATTTTTTGCCTTGGCATAGTCAGTTTTGCATGTCCTTCCTGCGCGTATACATAAACGGGTTTGCTTCTCATACCGCTCTGAGTAATTGCGCGCAAATATGGCTCAAGTTCTGCAATCCGTTTATCCCGTAGGGTTACCCATGCATGCTTCTTCTGCAAGCTGCTCATGAACTCCGAAAACCGGTTATCGTCAAATATCTCATAATCAGGCCGTTCCCATGTAAAAACCTCGTCAATCTTCTTATACATCCGCTCATACCCTGATTTATAAGTCGGAGGAAAGCTTATTATAACCGCATCATCTGGAGACTGCTGGATAAAATCGACAACGTCGCCAGCGTAAAATGATTTTATCCTTATGCCGTCAAGTGCCTTTGCAACTCTTTCTTTCGTCTGTTCGTGCATCTTCGCAAAGTTTTCTGTATACGCCTGCCACATGCGCTTGAAATACCGCTCTTGCCTGTCGGCATATTTGAACATTTCGCTGCACAACAAGAGAGTGGCTATCCTGTCAAGCTCGTTTTTCATGTATTGGTCTAACCACTCATACTCAGGGTCCGATATATCAACATTCATTTTTTCTCCGGTAAGATACCTGCCCAAACAACAGCTATAAAGGGATACGTCATTGCTGTGGATGTTTTTAACGCCGGCTTTAAACAGAACCCGCTCCACAGTGAAATTGCCTGAGCAACCGACGTATATTTCTTTATCTCTCCAGTTTTCAGCCATTTCATAGAGTATAGCCCGCACATCCTGGTTTATTGCTCCAATGAACATTTGCAACACTCCAATAAAAAAGCCGCTTACGCGGCTTTTATTGTAATATTCTCGGTACCTTGCCCGTAACTATTTACCCACTTAAAATAGTCTCATTTGCTCAAATTCATTCCCCAGTTCTGGCACCTCTATCCCCAACGTCTCCTCCAGCCATTCCGCCACCAACCTTCTATGGCAGAAATCACCGGGCTTTTCCCAGCATAGCAGGATTGCATCGTCTCCCAGGTCTTTGTATACCTTTTTCGGGTCCAACCTGTTCAAGACTTCATTCCTGTAACGCCTCGTATACTCCTCTGTATCTTCTATCCTTACCAGCCCCCAGGAAGGGGCAAGGGCTCTATACACCCTGCCCTTATACCATTCCGGTATTCCCCGGCTTATTGCAACTGCGTTTTTGCCGTGCCATAGTTTGCTGCTAAAATAAGAGGTTTTCATTTTTGACACCTTCTCCTACACACCTTGCACCATCCTCTTATTTTCGCCTCGGCTCTTGTTAGTTTGCCATCGCTCAAACAGCAAGCTTTATGGGGTGTGAACATTTACATCACCCCTCTTTCTTTGAGGGAAACGTATCTGTCATCTCCAATAATTATGTGGTCATGTACGAGTATACCAAGCAACTCTCCGGAGTTCTTGATTCTGTTGGTTATTTCTATATCCTCTCTGCTGGGCTCCGGATCACCGCTGGGATGATTGTGGAAACATATAATAGCCGCTGCATTATGAAGCACTGCTGGCTTGAATACTTCACGTGGATGGACCATGGAAGCATTTAAGGTCCCTCTGCTGATTTCATGGACTGCGACTATTTTGTGCTTGGCGTTCAAGATAAGAATCCCGAACACCTCTTGCGCTTCTTCCTGCACCTTAGCAATTTCCGTTATGGCTTTGTAAGCGTCGTAAGGAGATCCTATTTTTTTCTGCACATCGTACATTGCGCCCTTTTCTTTCACAAGTACAACCCTGCTGAAAACCACGTAGGCTTTTGACATATACAACACTCCCTTGCAAGTGATTTTTAACCGCTGGTCAGGCGGCTAACATATTCTTACAATAATATCATAACAAATTACATGCCTTAAGCAATGTCAAAATA